GGACTCTTCGAGGATCTCCAGGATCATCACCTGGGCCTCGCCTTCCTTGCCGGCCTTCACCAGCTCGTCGATGGTTCCCCGCACCTCTTTGGTGAACGCGGCACCGAAGCCTTGCTGCGCCAGCGCTGCCGCCGCCTTGCTCGGCGATTCCAGCGCGCGGCCGATCGCCTCGGCCGACTGGCTGACGCTGATACCCAGGCGTGCCGACTGGTCGATGATGGCCTGCATGGCGCGGGGTATGTTGGTTCCCAGGATGCCCGAGTAGGACAACAGGCGCGTCTGAGCCTCGACGATCTCCCCGCCGCTGAAGGTGGACTTCGATGACAACGTGTCCGCCATGTCCAGCAGTTGCTGGCGGGTGTAACCGGCAGCGCCACCAGTGGACTTGATAATCGCGTCAAGTTGCGCGACTTCGCGCTCCGCCGCGACCGTATTGCGGGCGATCAGGACCATGCCGGCCGCGATCGCCGTTCCCAAGGCGACGCCAGCGAGTTTTGCCTGTTTCTCGATGTTCTGGCGCCATTTCTCCGTTCGGCGCTCCGACTTGTCCAAGCCGGAGGCAAAGCCGCCGATCTCGGCAATGACGTCGATCGTAAGCTGGCCGAGAGAACGTCGTGACATGTGCAGTTATCCCCAGCTCGCCATCGCCTCATCAAGGCCGATCGGCTCCGCTTTCTGGTATCGAAGGAAGTCAGTTACTTGGAATGCCGGGGCGGACGGCTTGCGCTTGCTGTTGGCGAACAGGCTGGCCAGCAGGCCAGCGTTCCAGTCGGCGCGCATCATCGGGTTGAGGCCTCCGTGGCGTTCCCGGTATGCAGCCCAGAGCCTCACCTCGCGAGCGCTGAGGCGTTCCTTCGCCACAGCAATGGTTTCGCCGCCGATGCCGTTAAGCACCAGCTCGCACCAGAACTCGTCTTCCGGTGTTAGCTCGTAGCTTTTCCCAGCGAGTTCACCTCGCCGATGGCGCTCAGCAGCGCCAGTGTCAGGGCGCCGTCCAGCGCGCCACGGTCCGCATCGGACGCTCCGGTGATGTCACCGACGGTGAAGACGGGCTTGCCGTCCTCATCGCAGATGGAGGCTGCGATACGGCCGGCCACGCTGTCCTCGCGTCCGCCGGCGGCGAGCACGTCGGAGATTGCGGACTGGAAACCCAGCGGCCGCACGAACACCGTGGCGGTGAACTCCTGCTCGCCCTGGCGCCAGCTGATCTCCTTCTCGACCGGACGGCCGGTGAAGGCTCCGGCCTGCAGCAGACCGGCGATCGACAGGGATACCGCCGTGCTCTTCCGGACGGACGGCGGTGGCACCGCCCGCTTCCGGCTCTGGGTCTTCGCAGCGGTCACGGGGTGGCCTCCTTACGCAGCCAGACACCTGCACCCGAGCGCTGCATGCTTGCAGCCGTGGACACTACTGCATTCCCCTGGAAGTCGAAGGGGAAGTCAGCCACGTAGGCGTTGAAGATGTACCAGGTGCGCGTCTTCGGGAGCACCATTTCGGGCTCTTCGCTGCGAACGGCCGTCGCTGCCGCGCCAGTTCCGGCACCACCGGTGAAGGTGACTGATGGAGCGCTGGTGTAGCCGGTGCCCGGGTTGGTGACCGTCACACCGATCACTGCGCCATCATCAACGATCGCGGTTGCGGTCGCGCCGGTGCCACCGCCGCCGACCAGAGCGACGGTCGGAGCGCTGGTGTAGCCGGTGCCACCGCCAGTGACGTTGATGGCGCGGATGGAGCCGCCCTGAGCCAGCGTTGGCTCGATATCGACGCCGTCAGACCACCCGATCGCCCACTGGGTCAGCTCATCGGAATCGTCCTCACCGAGCTGCCACATGAGGTAGTGGCTATCGTTGCGCGGGTCAGCGTTGATCGTGACCGATGCTTGGCCCGGCGTCCGCAGGCCCTTCTTGTAGGACCGTGCCTTGGTCTCGGACAGGCAGGTGTCTTCGATCTGGTCCGCCGGGTTCGCGCCGGGGTTGAAGTTGGTGATGCACTCGATCTCGCGGATCTGGCCATTGATCAGGCCGTACAGCTGGGTGCCTTGCGTCAGCATGCTCATGAATGTCTCCCTGCGGGCATAAAAAAACCCCGCAGTGCGGGGTGTGGGTGGGTGAAACGGACGAACGTCTTCAGCGCGGCACGAGCCAGTCCACGTCAAACGAGTAGCGGTACAGCTTGGTTTCGGGGTCTTTCACCTGGTCACCCCAGCGGGTCACGTAGGCCTGTCCCTCGATCGCGTCGCGGATAGCCCGCGCCGCCGGCAGCAGCGAGACCGGGTCGTCGCTGTAGACGTCGATCTGCAGCGAGTACCCGTCCACGTCAGGGCGGTCACCCAGGTACTGGGCCGGCTCTCCGCCGATGGTCTGCCAGACGACGTAGGGCCGCGCCGGCGGCTTCTCTACCAGTCCGAACGGATAGACCCGTGTCGGGTTGCTGCCGAACAGAGCTAGCACCGCGGCGTTGGCGATGCAGGCCTGGAAAATTGGGGCGATCATTTCTTTGCCGCCTTTGACTGCTTGGCAAGTGCGCGGTCGAGCGCGCGGTTGAACTCGAGCGCGAAGGTATCTACCGCCTTCTGTCCGGCCTGCTCGGCCACCGGCCGCAGGAATGGGCGGGCGGCCACCTTGGCCGTGCCCAGCTCCACGTGGCGCCAGTACCAGGTGTCGCCGCCGGGATTGCTGGAGCTGCCCTCCGTTGCATAGGTCTGGCCAGTGCGACGCTTGCGGCGGTTCTCACGGGTGTTGCCGTACTGCCTGGCACCGCCGAGCACACCCAGCCGGAAGGCCAGCTGCCCGTCGCGCTTGAACGCTCGGCCGTCCCAGCGCAGATCGATGTTCTTCCAGATCTCCTCGCCCGTCTCATGGTCGTCCAGGCGGCGGGCGTTGCTCTGCGCCTGAGCACGCAGGACGGCGGTCGCCTTCCGCAGCGCGGCGCGACCGCCCTTGGCATTGGCCTCGTTCTTCAGCTGGGCCATCTTCGCCTTCACGCCGTCCAGGCCACTGACGTCGAACCGGATGTTGTCAGCCATCGTTGACGCCTTCGCTGCATGGCAGCGTCATGTATTCCAGCCCGCTGACCGGGTCGGCCAGCACGCCGTGGACGTTGTAGACCTGCCCCCTGTGGATGATGCGGCTCTTGTCGGTGACGCCAGCACGGTGCCGGATGGTGATGCGCGCGGTCACCTCGCTGTCGATAGCTTGGGCGGCCACGAACTCGCGGACGGACGCCGGAACCACTTCGGCGAACACCGTAGCCAGATCGGCCCACGTCGTGATGGGTGCGCCGGATCCGGGATCCTGGCTCTCCACGGGGTTCTGTATCAGCACCCGGTGGCGAAGGCGGCCGGCGGCAATCACCGCGGCTTCCCGCTCATGTAGGTGCCCGCCTCCGGATCAGCCTCGACGTCCTCACTCTGGCAGACGTAGTCCATCAGCCGGTTGGTCGCCTCCGCGTTCTCCGCCAACGCCTGGGCGAGAACCATCATCGCCTCGGCTTGCGCCAGTTGGGCTGCTGCCGATGCCTTCAGCGCTTCCGAAAGCTCGTTTTGCTCGTTCATTGGCAATCCCCATCCATTTCTCTATCCACGCCCGGCGGCGCATACACCCTTGGCACTGCATCAGGCGACCGTAGTCCTGCGAAGGGGAGCAAGTTGTGCTGTGGCTGCCTTCGACAGGACGTACCCGTGCCCAGCGTCCGCCGGAACCACGTTTTCGCCCTCGCCTTCTCGATAGCGGTACTGCGAAGCCAGCTCCAGCAGCGTGGCCGCAATCACGGCCGGCTGCAGGATGGGCAGGTCATCGCCGTCCAAAACAGGGAGCGGGACGCCGGAACCGTCCCTGACAACCTCTCCGCTGCTATCTCGCTGCAACACGTACAGACGCCACTCCTGCTTCAGCCATGCCGCAACGGAGGACGACACGGCCGGGATCCATAAGGCAAGCCAGCGCTCGTCTGCATCGCTGTCGAGGCGCAGCTGCTCGCGCGCGTCAGCTTCGGTGACGAACTTAAACATTGCCGGCCCCCAACTTCACCGGCCCGGCCGGCACCTTGACGCTCTTCCCGTCCTTACCGTCCCGGCCTTTACGAGCCGCGAGGATCCAGTCCTCCGAGTTCTCCAGGCACGGCCTCGAGGCGTTGTCACGCTTGGCAATCCACAGCGCTCCATCGTGGGTGATCGACTGGCCCGCCTTCATTCCCATGCCATCGCGATGGAAGCCCCGGTGCACCATGTATGGAAGCACCAGCTCAGCGCGGCGATCACCGGCGCCCAAGGTGATCACAAAACCGCGCTCTGCGTCATATACGCCAGCCGCCGATTCGAAGCTGAGGCCGTCCCGGCCATCCTCGCCGACGACCTTGCCCAGCTTCACCGCGTCGCCCTTGGTGGTGGTGATCACCAGCTCGCCGCCGCGATCAATCATTGCCCCAGCCAGGCCCACGCCATCGGCACCGGCCTGCGGCGGATTGGCGGTCAGGTGCTTGGCGACCTGCGCGGCCAGCTGCTCATCGGTGACCGGATCTGCGTCACGGCCATCCTTCGGCGCCGGCAGAGCGTCGACAGCCGCTTTTACCGCCAGCTCGATCACCGCCGGGTCCGCATCGCGGTCGTGGTGGACCGGGTTGCCCTCGAAGTGTTTGGAGACAGCATCGGCGGTGGCCACGTCAACGAGCGTCAACAGGCGCGGCGATTCCAGCAGCTTCGCCACAACCAGATCGGCCAGCGCATCGACGTCAACCGGCTCCGCGTCCTGGCCGGGCTCGCCCTGCAACGGAGCCCGCTCGCGAAGTTCCTGCAGCTCGCGCTTCACCGGCGCGATCGCCTCGCGGATGAGGCAGCCTATCTCCTTGCCGAAGTCGATGGGGTCAGTCATTACGGAATACCTCGGCTCGGGCGGCGTGAAGGGCCTTCATCATGAAATTCTCCTGCTGCAGCGCGCGCAATTCTTCGCTGTCGTCAGGCTGCGGGTCGGCGTCCTGGGGCGCAGGCTCGATGGGCTCTGGCGCAGGCTCAGCGGTGATCTTGTTCTGGCGCACCTGGTCCAGCGGGTAGTCCTGCTGCTGCATGTAGACCGTGTCCCCGCCTTCTAACGGCCCATAGCCAATCCTGAGCCGACCATCGTTCGGTGTGAGCACCGGGCCGCCCGTCAGCTTCGTGATCACCTCGGCCTGCTTGCCGACGTCCATCCGCAAGAGCGGTTCCAGATCTAGCTCCACGCCCATAGGGCGGGAGATGCTCAGCCCATCGTCGAGAAGCTCTTCCATGCTCTCGATGTGCGCCTGCAGCGCGTCCGAGTAGTACAGCTGGTTGATGTCGTCGACCTTCATGCCAGCGGGTATCGAACCGATGCCGATCTTGAAGGGCGGGATGCCGAAAGGCTGGCACACCTGCTCGTCGGAGTACCGCATCTGCTCGACGAGCTGCGAATCCGCAGCCTTGAAGGCAAAAGGCGTGAACTTCATGTCCGCGCCGATCACCGCAACCTTGCCAGCGTTGGAACCCTGGAAGCTGGTGTTCCAGTATTCCTTTACGGCCTTCGCATCGTCGTCCGACATGCCGGAAGGCGCAGTCAGGATGCCGCCGGGGTTGGCGCCATTCGCGAAGAAGGTGGTTGAATCCTTCAGAATTTTGAGGTTCTTCACCGCCGGCCAGTGCGCCGCGCAAAGGGGTGGCACGCCGATCAGCTGGTGGTGGAAGCAGTTCATCCGGTCGTGGATGATTTCGCTCGCCGGAACGATCAGCTGGCTGCCCGGATAGCTCTCCGGCAACAGGTTCGAACCGGTGCTGTAGTTGAGCTGGTAGAACACCTCGCCGCTATCCGACACCATCGGCTGAACGCTGCAGGGATCGAGTACCCATAGCCTGTTGACGACATGGCGCTCATCGCGGCCTTTCAGCACGTAGACGTTGCCCTGGATCAGCTTGGAGAGCATCCAGGCAGCACGGAACTGCTGCGCGATCTGGTAGCCGTTCGGCTTACGCAGCACCGGCCAGTACGCTGTGTTGTTCTTCTCAACGCGCCAGATCCCGTTGTCGTCCTCAGATTTCAGCACGAACGGCAGCTTGCCAATGTCCGAGGCAATGCGGTTGAGGCAGGCGTAAAGAGTCGGGTATGTCAGGACAGTGGTTGCGCGCTCTTCCATGTTGCGCTGCCAAGCACCGGTGAACGGCTCCTGCACGGTCAAGGCATGCCAGCCATCTCGCCCCGGCCCCGCGACTACCGGGGATAGCAATCTCAGGTAGTCGGGCCCGTGCCGGCGCACGCCGGCCGCCGTGGCCAACTCCCGGGGCGAGAAGCCAGTCATTCGGATGCTTCCTTGTTCGGCTGACCGGGTTTGGCCGCCGCCTTCTTGGCTGCCTTTTTCGGCTTCGGATTCGGCTTGTTTGCCGTCTTCTTGGCTGGCGGCGGGACG